GATGCTCTGGATTCCCCTGGACAACCTCAGGAAGGCCCTGCGCGTCGAGATACGCGAGGACGACGCCGAGCTGGCCCGCCTCGTGCAGGCCGCCCAGGCGTACGTCGAGAAGCGTACCGGCGTCACGATCGGCACCGCGACGAAGCACCAGTACCTGAGTGCGTTCCGGGACTGCGTCATTGAGGGGTTCCCGTTCGGGGCCATCACCTCGGTGCAGTACTACAAGGACGGCGTGCTGAGCACGCTTTCGGCCACCGACTACGACATCCGCTACGTCGACGGGCCGCTGGCCATGCTCAAGTTCGACACGACCGAGACCGCCGATGAAGACACGGTGGACATCACCTACACCTGCGGCTACGGCAACCAAGTTCCGAAGGACCTCCTGCACGCGGGCGTTTCGCTTGTGGCGCACTGGTACAACAACGTGGAGGCCACGGCGCCGGTCGATCTACGACCTGTTCCGTACACGACCGGCGTGATCCTCGACATGCACCGGGTGCGGAGTGACCTGCGGTGATCTACGCCGGGCTCATGCGGACTGTGGTCGGCATCCAGCCGCCCACCGACGCCGTCGACCAGCTCGGCCGGCCAAACCCCACCTGGACGACCCGCACCTACATGCGGGCTGAGGTGAAGGACCAGGGCGCCCTCGAGACGGAGTGGGGGGGCGGACCCGCCGTGGTGCGTACGTTTGACCTCATGTGCCGCTGGGGCACGGTCCAGAAGTACGGCCTGAACGAGCGTTTCCGGCTGGCGTTTGACGGCCGGACCTGCGCCATCGTGTCCATCACGGACGTGAAGAACCTGCACCGCTACGCCCGCATCCGCTGCGTCGAGGTGGTGCCGTGATCGAGGCCGCGGTGCAATCGATGTTGACCACCGGAACGCCGGGCACGGCCCTGTCCACGGCCGTGGGCGGGCGTATCAGCCTCGGCAGCCGTTTGCAGCTTGAGGGCCTGCCCTGCGTGTACTACGACGTCACGGCCGACGATACCGCCGTGATCGGCACGCGGAAGGCCATCGCCACGGTCGAGGTCCGCTGCGTGGCCGACGAGCCCGGCGACGCCCTCACCAACGCTGGCCTGGTGTTCACGGCCATGAACCGGTCTGGCAGCTTTGCCTCGGTGACCATCAACGCAGTGATCTACAAGGGCCGCACCCTCGACACGATGACCATCGGCGAGGGCGACGAACACCGGCCATCCGTCGCAGTTTCCACCTTCGAGGTGCTCTATGGCTAACAGTTCAGCAGTCACCGGCGTGACCATCGGAAGCGCCGTTCCCTTCGTGCAGTCTGCAAGCGTCACTGTGGCACGCACGACCCTACCCACCACGGCCCTCGGCGACAGCTGGGAGAGCAACGTGTACGGCGTCGCCCGCGTGTCGGGGACGCTTGAGGTGATGTACGACAAGAGCGACCACGCCACGCTTGTCGACCAGCTCGAGGGTGCCACCGCGGCCGTCACCGGCACCATCACCTGGAACACGGGCGAGACGTGGACGGGAAGCCTCCTGATCAACGACGCGGCCGCCACGGCGACCACCGATGACTTGGTCAAGGCCACCATCAGCTTCGTCGGGACGGGCACATGGACGGTCTGACGCAAGCTTTGAAAGGCCAGCCGAAACCGGTGCAATGCGGTTGCGGCGCCTGCGAGTTGACACGGCCGACGGTCATGGACGCCGTCGTGCTCGCCGACTGGGTCGCCAAGAACCCCGGCCAGGACGTCAAGGCGTCCGCATTCCTGCTCGCCCGCCACCTGCACAAGGACGGCCGACCGGTGTTCGCCACGCTCGAGGACGTGATGCAGGCCGACTGGGCGTTCGTCCGCCCGCTGTTCGACATGGTCAACGCTCTGTACTCCGAAGGGGGAAACTGAGCCGCGACGCGCGTGCGCTCCTGCGCGCGTCAGTGCATCGACTGGAGCTGGACACCCCGGTGGCGGTCGCCAACGGGCTCAACGCCACGGACTGGGACGAGGCACGACGATGGCTAGACCAACAACGGGCGGCGTCCAGTTCACGATCAAGCTCCAGGACACGGAGCTGATTCGGAAGGCGTTCACGCAGGTCGACGCCAAGGTGCGATGGGACACCATGAAGATCTACCTTCGGGACTGGGCCAAGGCGACCCGGCGGACCATGAAAAAGTTCGCCCCGAAGGCGAAGGCCGAGTACAACCGGTACAACGAAGTGGGCGACGGTCGGGCCGGTGCTGGCTATGGCAAGATTGCCGTGGTTGAGCCGGGCGGCATGTTGCGTAAGTCGATCACCTATCGCGTCAAACGTTATCGCCGCGGGCGTGCCATTTGGGTTGGGGTCGGCGGCCAAACCAATCTTCCAGCGTGGCATCCGGCTGGATGGCGGGCAAGATTTGCGGAGAACGGCGCTTACAACAAGTGGCATCGCCGCTATCTCGGCCGCACCAGATTCCGAGCAAAGAGTTGGGAAGCAACTCGCCTTTACGGTGAAGAGCAGATTGAAGCCGGCGTGCGAGCTGCCCTGAAGGCAGGGGGCTTCGCATGAGCAAGAAGATCGGCATGAACGTCGCCCTCGGTCTGAGCACCGGGGGATTCAGCAAGGGCCTGACCAAGGCCAAGTTGGACATGGACAAGTTCAGCAAGGACATCAAGCGGCAGAACGAGGTCCTTGGAAAGATCGGTTTGGGAGGCCTCGGACGTGGGTTTGGCATGGCCGGTGGCCTCGCGGAAGGTTTTGCCATGGGTGGCGTCGGCGGGGGCGTGGCTGCTGTCGCGGCGCCGATGGCCGCCCTCGTTGGCGTCATCAGCTTCATGGAGGCCATGAACAGATTCCGGCGCGAATCGGTCAAGGCCATCGAGCAGTTCAACAAAGACATGTCCGAAGGAAAAATCGGGCAACTGGTGACGGACACTCAAAGTGCCTTTGCCCTCGAGGCTGCCCGGCAGCCCGCCGTGCAGGGTCCGGGGTTCTTTGACACGTTCATGCAATCGTTGGCGACGATGTCCGGCGGTCAGAATTTGCTTCTCGGTGCACGTGGAGCTGCGGGCGCAGCCGGCAACCTGCTCGGTCAGATTCTCGAGGACCCGACCAGGCTGATGCCCATCAACATGATGCGAGGTCAAGGCCTCGACCTTGGCCAAGCATCCGCTGCGTTCGATGTCGGCATGGCTCAAAACACTGCCCAGGCGCAGTGGGCTGACGCGCAATTGCGTGAACTCAAGGGCATTCGTGCCGCGATGGAGGGCAACTGATGGCTCTTGAATACTCCCGCGTCGCCTCCCAATACGACGAGACTGCCGGCCGCATGGTCGAACGGTGGCTGGTCTGGGACAAGGCCGGCACTGCTACCGAGGGCCCCGAAGGTGTCCTGGTCAACCTGCGGGCGCTGACGTCGCCGGCAGTCATTACCAGCCTGCTTTACCCGCGCAAGACGTTTGCGGCCAGCTTCAGCCAGGCCACCGTCGGGCAGACGCTTCGCCTGCGGGACATCGGCGTGGAGATGATGAACGCGGCGGCCGGCTGGATGGCCCAGCTGACGCTGACCTACGGCACCAGGTACACCCTGCGGCGTGACAGCGCGACGGCGTCCAAGGCCCTGCTGCCGGTCAACCGCAGCGTGCAGCCGTCGACGCGGGCGATGGCGTGTTTCCGGGACATCCTTGGCGCTTTGGCGTTGCCGACTGGAACAACGCTCGAGAGCAGCGTGGACATCGGCGGGACGAAGCTTGACGAGGGCGGCAATCCGCTCACCATTCCCGTACCTCAGGTCACCGTGACGCTGACGAGCATCATCGACTCGTTCCAGACCGACCTGACCGCCTACGACATCGCCTGGACCACCCATGGTTTGACGCTGAACGATGCGGCGTTTCTCGGGTTCCCGGCGTACTCGTGCCTCCTGACCGACGTCGGTTTCCAGCACCTCGAGGACGAGTACTACACCGCCCGCATCGTGTTCCTGCATGACACGTACTTCTTCTTTGAGCAGGTGGCCAAACGGGACTCGGACGGCAAGGTGAAGCTGAGCAACCCCGGTAACCAGGCCGCCGACGTCCGCTGGAAGCGAGCCAACGTCGAAGCCACAAACTGGAACGCCTCGACGCTGTTGCCGACCGGCACCTGGACGTATGACCGCCTCCTAAAGGGTGAGTTTGGGGTGACGCCTTGAGGGGCATTTACAACGCCATGCAGCAGGGCGACCGGGCCACGGCCGCCATGTTCCAGCGGGCG